TTGGTTGGGTCTATCTTGGTGACATATCCAAATGCCGAACTGGTAGAACCTACTACCTTTTCCCCTTGCAGAAACTTTGATGTACTGGATGATACTATATCTGTTGAGACCGAACTAACTAATCCCTTTCCAGAATATTTTCTTTTAATGAATCTTTCTAGTACTCTCTGGGATTTAGGCCAGTCCTCATAGGTTGCAAACTGGTCGTTTACCATCCAGAATAACCAATATAAAGTACTATCTCTATAGAGTTTAGATGCAAGTACATCTGGTCTATCTTGGTCACCGACATAATAATATTCATATCCTACAATACTATCTAATGATTGACTAGATATTCTTATATTACGAAATATATCTTTTGCTTGTATTAAATTACCATCATTTTTGACATCAAAGTCTAAATTTGGATAATGTCTAAAGTATTTCTCTGTCATTTGTTACCTCTAATCATCTGGAGTTCCATTTCCTTCGTTATATCTAAATGAATAATTATTGTCTCTTAACCACTCATTCTTCTCGACTGGTGTTAGATTATTCCATCTTCTTGCAAGACCTCTATTAGTATTTGGCCAGTAACTTGGGTCATAGTCATCTGGATATCCATGTTCATTAAGAATACCATCTTCTGTTGGTGAATTTTGTGCAGCAGTTCTCATTGCATTTGATAATACTTGTTCAAATCCTTGTAGTTCAGCAAGAGTATCTTGTTTAGCACCCATTGCATATGGAGATACTCTTTGAACATATCTAAGTCTATCAAGGTTAAGAATCTCTTGAAATGTAAGACTTAATGTCACCCCATTAGGATAATGTTGCATTGTTGAACTATTATGTCCCAACCTTTGTTCTATTGAACCATCATCATGACCATGACTATTATCATTAAATGATTCAATAAATGACATATCTTTACCACCAGAATAATCTACATCACATGATTTTAAGAAACAATTTTGTGGATGTTCTATGTGTCCTAGTATAGGCCCCATGAAATCAATAGTCCATTCTGCAGGCATTATCATGTTTCTTGGGTTTTCGTGAGATGACATAGGTAACATCATCATCTTGAATATATGAATTAGTTGTGTTATTCTTTGTGCATCTGCTTCATTATATGGGTTTAAGTTAAAAGTATAACTATGGTCTCTAAATGATACACCTTGATAGGTATTAAATTTAGGATTATCAATAACAGTACCATCTTGGAATGCTTGAAAGGATACCATTGCTTGTTTTGCTTTCATAAATGACTCTTTCATTGCTGGTTGCAAACTATTAAATAATTCTCCAAATTCACCACTCAATAAGTCATCCATTAATATGTCTTGTAATCCTATTTCTTTTTGTTCGTATTCTACATTGACTGCATCCTTTATACCTGTTGGGAAATAAAGTGCTATAGTGTATTCTTTAGTGGTCGAATTTTGAGCTTCTCCAGTTTCAGAGGAATTAACTCCATAGTTACCTTTACCAAAAAACTTATCTTGAAATACATTCCCCTTATGGTCTTTAGCCCTGTCTGGAGATGATGGAACTACACCCTTATGTTGTTTTTCAACAGTTCTAAAAATAATCCAGTTGTCAATAAATCTATGGTCATCTGTAGGGAACTTTAATATTTCCCTTTCATTTGGTTCATTTCTTCCTCTCAATCGAGCTTGCAATTTTGTATTTTTTTCTGCAGCTGCTCTAGATTCTTGAGCCATTAATGCTTCTTCTGATATCTTTGAAGGAACATTAGATATATTGATACCAGTCTTCATTGCAATCAAGTCATCTAATGCACCCTCTATTTTTGAGTTGAATGATATCCTCTTACCACCTAATGCAGAGTTAAGGTCTTCTTTGATTGACCCTAACAACTTGGATTTTAAATTTTTAAAAAAACTCATATAAATACTCTCTGTAGATTTAGTTATGTATAAGGTATTTATATGAGTTACAAGGGAAGATTTAAACCAAAACAGTATAAAAAGTATAAAGGTGACCCCACTAAAATTGTCTATCGTTCTATGTGGGAATTGAGGTTCATGAAGTATTGTGATAAGAACCCTTATATACTTGAATGGTCGAGTGAAGAGATTGCAATACCTTATCGTGGATTGGACAATAGAATCCATCGTTATTATCCAGACTTCAAGATAAAATATAGAAATGCAAGGAATGAATTGATTGTAGAGATTATTGAGGTCAAACCAAAAGCACAAACCAAGAAACCCACTAAGAAGAATAAACCTTATGGAAGGTATCTCAAAGAGGCACGAACCTATGGTATCAATCAATTGAAATGGGAGGCTGCAAGAGAATACTGCAAGGATAGGGATTATAAATTTAGAATAATTACCGAAGACCACCTTGTAAAATGACCTAAATACTATTATGGCAGGGAAACTATTTGACAAGTTAGAAAGAGAAGCATTTCGTGGTGGTATTCAAGCAAGAACCAAAGAGTCCATGAGATGGTTTCGTACTCGTGTATCTCAAATAAAAAATGTTAATAGAACTGAACTATTAAGAGATGCAAGACAAAGAAAAAGACAAATCTTTGGTGATATGTATATGTTCATGTATGACCCAAAACACAAACGAACACTACCTTACTATGATAGGTTTCCATTGTGTATACCAGTAGAACCTGCTAAAGGTGGATTTTATGGATTGAATCTACATTATCTACCTCACTCATTACGAGCACAATTTTTAGATTCATTGTATGACAAAACAAACAATGATAAGTATGATGATACTACAAGGTTTAGACTAACATATCAATTATTAAAAGGTATTAGTGGTAAACCTTATTATAAAGCATGTTATAAACATTATCTATCCTCACATGTAAGAAGTGCATTTGCAAAAGTGGATAGTGCAGACTGGGAAATTGCAATATTCTTACCAATAGAATCATTCAAGAAATCTAGTATGGATGCAGTCTGGAAAGAAAGTAGGAAAAAAGTTGTATGAAAATAGATAGATTTAAGGCACAAATGCAGACTGGGCCTCAAATGGCAAACAGATTTAATGTTGCAATGTTTGGTACTGGTTCAAAAAATAGTGGTCTTTCTGTAAAAGGAATGAAATGCACATCTGCATCAATCCCTGGCCGAGGATTCTTTACAGTAGAAGATTCAGAATATGGGCCAAAGAGAGCAATACCACATAAACCACAATACGACCAATTCGATTGTGAGTTTTTATTGACAAATGATTTCGAAGAAAGAGAACTAATAGAATTATGGCAAGGAAGTATGAATAGTTATCAATCGAATGGAACTGCTGGTGCATTCCACTCAAGATTCCATGATGACTACACTGGTGTTATTTTAGTAGAAGCACTAAGTAAATCAGACAGAGTAAACTTTCGTTGTTTAATGACAGATGCATATCCAATCCAAATAGGTGTTTCTTCATTATCACAAGAGTCATCAGATATATTGAAATTATCTTGTCAATTTAGATATAGATATTATCATACTGAATTTATGAACTCCAAACCAGATAATCTGATAACTGGATTCATGGATAAACATATTAACAAATTTGGAGACAAATTAAGAGGTAAGATTGAAGACGCAATCTATTAACATAGGAGTATATTATGGGATTACCTAAATTAAATACCATTGAGTATTTTGTAGACCTTCCAGTTTCTAAGATTGAAGTTAAATACAGACCATTCACTGTAGGTGAACAGAAAGTATTACTTCAAGCATTAGAAGATGAGAATGTAAAAACGATATCAAATACAGTTATCAATTTGGTAGATGCATGTAGTGATTTACAAGAATCGAAACTAAATGTGAGAGACTTATCGAATACAGACTTGGAATACTTGTTTTTACAAGTTCGTATGAAGTCTGTTGGTGAAGTTACTAAAATTGTATTGGGTTGTGAGAAACAACCAGAGTGTGATGGTTTAACAGAGATAGAAGTTGATTTAAATACTGTTGAAACTGTTGGTGAAATGAAAGATGACAAGGTTATGATAACCGATGATGTAGGAATTACATTACAAGTACCAAGTTATGCTGAGATACAGACTTTAATAGGTAAAAATATGGAGATGAAAACACAAGATATATTTGATATATTATCACATTGTATTAAAACCATATTTGACCAGAACGATGTACATCAGAGAAGTGATTTCACTGAAAAAGAATTGATGGATTTTATTGATGAATTGTCGATAGAACAGTTTAATATTGTTATGAAATGGTTTGATGACCTACCAAAATTGGTAAAAGATGTAGAGTATAATTGCAGTAAGTGTGGACATCCGAATACAGTTAGGTTAGAAGGGATTCAGAATTTTTTCGCCTAACCCTTTCTCATGAGACACTCGCAAATTATCTTAATACAAACTTTGGATTAATACAACACCATAACTGGTCATTAAACGAATTAGATAGTATGGTGCCATGGGAAAGGGAAATATATGTTTCCCTACTAGTTCAACACCTTGAAGATGAGGAGTTGAAAATGAAACAGCATACTAAGAAATAATAAATAATTACAAATAATAGGAGAGTATTATGAGTGACAGAGATAGATTCGGTGGTGACATGTCTCGAAATGAAGTGGAAATGGACTTAAGCAAGTTCATGGAAATGATTCAAGAGAATGGTGCCCTTAAAGATGAAATTAGAGACCTTAAAGCAAATGACACAGTAAATCCTTGGCAGAAGTGGGTACACCTTGCAAGGACAATTGATGCATGGAGAATATGGCCTCGTGCATTCTTAACAGTTTACATCGTATTAGTTTACTATGCAGCCATGTGGTTTATGGAATTACCAGAACCATCAATGGAACAATCTGGTCTTATCAGTATATTGGTAGGTGCTGGAGCTGCATGGTTTGGACTATATGTCAATTCCGCTGCAAAAGAACATGACACTAATGCAAAAAAATAGGTAAATAAAAATGGCAGATGAAGATAAAGGGTTAACCTCGAAAGAAGCAAACAGTGCAATCAATAAAATATTGACTCAACTTAGAAGGTCTCAAGCAGAGACTACTAAGGGTCAAATGGATGCAATGAAAACTTTCGAGAAGAATCTTGATGCAGTTAAAGGACTTTCAGATGAACAAACAACTCGTGCAAAACGAGCTGCATTGTTAGAACAAAGTCTTAACTACGATAAAGCATCTGCTATGGAGATTGCAAAAACAACTGAAGCGTTAGAATCAGTTCGAAAAAGACTAGGAGATATTAGAACACTTGGAGAAGAGACTGGTCAACTTGATGATGCCATGTACATGGAACAAATTCGTTCACTACAAGCTCAAGAAAGACAACTTGAAGAACAACAAAAGTTTGGTCGTTCATTAGGTACTCTTGAAAGATGGGGTAAGAGTGGTGGTTTTGGTATCTTCAACAAGATGGAAAAAGCAATTAATGAGGGAAACCTCACCATTGCAAACATTGGTGGTGGTCTTAAAGATGATTTAAGAGGTGATTTTGATAAAGTCTTAGGTTTCTTTGGCCCTGTTGCTGGTATACTACAACAGATTCCTTTTCTTGGAACTATCTTTAACCTTCTTAAGAGACTTACCTTAAAGACACTAGCATGGATTGTTACTTCTGGTAAGAACTTCATTACTAGTTTTAAACAGAGAAAGAAAGCAGATAAAGCTAGTGCAGATTTTTATAAGAAACAAAACAAACAAAACGAAAAAGCAAACAGAGATAGAGCAAAAGGTGTTGGTGCATCTCCTGCTGCAACTGCAGCGTCTGGAGACCCAACTGATGGTCAACCTCAAGATGATGGAGAAGGTGGATTCGTATTCACAAAAGCATCTCTATTCTTACTTACTGCATCTACAATTGGTGGCCCTGCTGGTGCTGCATTAGGTACTGCAGCTGGTGGAATGACAGCATTTGGTAAGGCTGCATTTGCAATGGGTAAGGCATTAGTTATTGGTGGTGTTGCACTTGGTATTGGTCTTACTGGTGTCTTTGGTGCATTTGCATTAGGTGAGAAAATGGGAGCATTCGAAGGAATGGCTGCATTTGGTAAGGTTAACATGTTAAAAGTTCTTGGTAGTATGTTAGGTCTTGCAACTCTAATAGGTGTTCTAGGTATGATTATGTCCAGTGGAGTTGGTGCATTAATTATGGGAGTTGGTGCATTAGCAGTTATGGGACTAGTTGGTGTATTAGTTTTAATGGGTAAAGGACTAGGTAATTTTGCAGAAAGTATCGAACCATTTGAAAGTATTAATGTACCACGAATTAAAGCTAACATACAACAACTTAGTAGTATAACTGGTGATATTAGAGAAATCTTAGACTCTGCTGGTGGATTTAGATTGTCTCAAGTTATTGGACAACATCCACTAGAAGACCTTGCAGCTGCAGTTAACATGTATGACCAAGACATGGAAGCATCTATTAATAATCTTGAAAAACTTAAAGTTGCATTGACTGATTTTAAACTTCCAGAACTTCCAGAAAGTGAACAAGGAATTGGTGGATGGTTTAGGGGTCTTATTGGAGAAGACTTTGTTGGAGAACTTGAAGACTTGTCCGAGATATCACTTACCAAAGAACTTGGTGATAACTTAGGTTACTTAGGTGATGGATTAGATAAAATAGGTAAGGCACTTGGTGGTATAACAGAAGCAAAAGTTAATCATCTTGAAAGAATACAAGAAGCAGTTGCTGATATGGATTCAGTTACATTAAACTTTAATACCAATGCACCTATACCTGTTAATCTTTCTGGTGCAGCTGCAAATGCAATGAATGGAAGTACAGTAATGCAAGTCAATCAACCTGTTGCAAATAATCAAGTAAATAATGTAGGTCAAAAAAGGTTTGTTGCATCTGGGTCTAAAATGGGTCAACATTCTGCAATGACATATGCAGGGCAACTTGGTTAAAGAATATCAACCTTAGTAAAAGTTACCATATCATCCCTAACCTCAACTAGAATGTGGTCACCTTCCTTCCAGTTACCTTCTGTTAAGTTATCAAGAGATATTTCTTTATCTAATTGTATACTACATTCTTCTGTTCTATAGATATCGTAATCCATAAATGTAGTTTTACCTACCGATGTGGTATTATACTTTGAATAACTCATGTGTTATTCTCCTGTTTCTGATTTATATTTTTGGTGTCTTGGAATGACTTTGGTTTTATCCTTATGGACTTGAGTTACACTATGGTCTGGTTGATGTTTGCGTGACTTTATCTCTGGTTTCTTCTTACCGAAGATTCTTTCCCAGTTATCACCATATAGTTCTTCATTTGAATCTCTTCTCTTAGAACCTTTGCCACCATGCCAGTTACTCATTATCTCATCTCTTGGAAAAATTAGATGTTAAACCTGCCCCTCAGTTGATGTTGTTCATCCCCGCAGTTTAACCGATATCCTCTGCCGCTTGATACCTTACCTCGAATTGTATACCCAAACCTCAACCATCCTACTTGGTATATCTCTCTGGGTCATATTGTACCCAGTCCCCTAACAATCCTATTAGTGCATAGTATATTTATAATTCAAATAACTTAGGATTGCAATCCTTTACACATCATTTGCAAGTTTTTGGAAGTATGACATTGTGTCATCTTCATCTACATCTGCACTTGCAGTTGTAGGTTCTACAATTGAAGGTTCTGGACTTGGGTATGCAACATCATCCATGTCAGATGCAACTGAAGCTGCAGTTGCAGTAGATGCTGTCATCCCTAAAACTCTATCGAGTTTTTGTTTGAGTTCATCATAAGATTTAAACTCACTTGGTGCAATCACATCCTTTAATGAATGTTGACTATTCCAAATTGCTTCCAATTTCTCATCATCTTCTGATAATGGTTTTGGAGTTGCAAACTCAGACTTATCATAGTTCCAGTAACCATCTACTTTACGAACTTTGATTTTAAAGTCTGCACCTTCCCATAAATCAAATGGATTTACTGGTGTTTCATCTTGAAACTGTGGTTGCATTTTGTCTTTCAACATTTCAAAGATTTTCTTTCCATATCTGAAAAGCATAACCTTTCCTTCATTCTCTGGATGTGTTGGGTCAGAAACGATTAGAACATTTGACACATAGTGCAATCTTCTTTTCTGTTTCCTTGCAATATCCTTGTTTGACTCGATACCAGAGTTCCACAATTCAGTATTGTGTTCTGATACTGGGTCTTTCTCATTAAGAGTAGTCAACGACTTCTCTATATACCATCCACCTGGCCCTTGGAAGCCATGGTCAAAGTATTGAACCCAAGGCATATCCTCGTTTTGAGGTGCTGGAAGAAATCTTACAACTGCATAACCATTACCAGTCTTATCTAAGTCGATTTTCCAGTATCGTTCATCGTTGTAGGATTTAGTTTCACCACCACTAGAAGTTTTTTCTAATGATGCTTGTAAGGTGTCGAATCCACCTCTAGATTTTTTTAAGTCTTGAAATGACATATTATTATCCTCGTATTGCATTGTATTTGCATTTTATTTTATTGTATTAGAACAAGTATTCTTCCAATGGAGAAACACTTAATTCATCCTTCATTATATAATAGTCTATGTTTGGAAATTTGTCAACTAAAATCTTTAGTTGTTCTGTCTGGGATATCCAACCCTGTTCACCAGTCTCAACGAGTCTGTTGTTTTCTGGGTCATCTTCTGTTCCATAACATTCACTTCCAGCATAGATGTTATTATATTTAGTCGAATCATAATTCCAAATAGAATCAAATCCAACAAAAACTACATTATTGTAGTTGTGGTTCATTGATGCCATTGCAGCTGCAGTAGTACCAGCAAACCAATTCTCAAATAGATGGTAGTCATCATCTGGCCCACCAACTTTTGAAATCTTATAATCATCCTCAATACCGATTGCTTGCATTTCAAGTATACCGACATTTCCATTACCTTTTCCATGCATGGTAATTTTAGAATGATTTGGATGTATCCATTGTCTTACTGGAACATCCATTGTACTTTTAATCATAAGGTATTCTTCGAATCCTAATGGGTCATCCCATTCTCCAGAAAAATAACACTTGTTATATTTGGGATACTCTGTCTCACAACATTCACCCATGATACTTACATCTACTATTGTAAGGTAGTCTGGAGTATAGTCTCTAAACAGTGCATTACAACCCCATATGTCTCCACCAAGCAACTCTAAGTCTAATCCTACCCTAGACATCCCATTACCTACGATATATGCAGTAGAACCTGTTTCTAGGTTTAGATGAGAATACATTGTAGGTGTTAGTTCCTCTGCAATCTCTGGGTCTAATGTCATATCAAGAGTCATATATTTCTAATACCTTTGTCTTCAACTTATCTTTGTTATATGCAACAAATCCTTTTGTCTTCTGGATTCGTTGTTTGAGTTCTGGCCATACATATTGTTCTTTTATGTTTATGCTGGAACTCCATCCCAATAGGGAGTCAAGTAATACTCCTGTTCCAATTGATATGGATTTGGATAAAATACTGGAAACGATGATAGGATGACTAGAATCGTTAGTATTAAATAGATTGTCCAATACTCCTTCAAGTGAGTGAAGATATCTGATATCTTTGTCGAAAGAGTAGAGAAGAGACTGGTTGTATTTCTTCCATTCTGTATAGTTTTGTTTTGCTTCTTCACCGAATAAATCTCCTACCCAAAAATCCTTGTACATGAAGTTTGCAATATAGAAATCCTTAAGTTGTCCATTGTGTTGTTTCCTAAGTTTTGCAAACTGGAACTTATCATTCCTTTTGAGATAACTCTCAAATGATGCACTAACTTTTCCATTGTACTTATTGAAATCATAATCTGAATTATAATGTAGTTTAATCCCTAGATATAATTTATATGACTCATATCCAAATCTTGCATCCACCCATTAATTCCTATGTGTTCTTTTGTAGTGTTCAAGTGCAGCTTCTTCTCTCCACTTCTCAATCTTGATTCTTCTTTTCCAATCATTGATTTTCTTCTGTCTCTTTGCAGAAGGTTTCTCATAGTATTGTCTCTTACGAACCTCTGCAACGATTCCATCTCGTTCACACTTCTTCTTGAACCTTCTCATCAAGACATCAAAAGGTGGTGGCCCAGATGGTTTCTTTGGTTTTCTTCCCCATTCCTTTTGTCTTTGTGGTGTACGATTAAATTTCTTCATATTGGTAACTTACCTTTTCCTTTCTTTGCATTTGGTTTTAATAGATTGTAAGATAGTGCATCACTCTCAATCTTCTGTTTAAGAGGTGGAGTAATTAAGTTCTTTACTGATTCTGGGTCTAGGTGTTGGGTTTCACAAAAGTGAACAATTGCATCGATGTAGTTTAATTTTTTTGTCAATACTATAGTTTCAATTTGTTCTGCAAACCTTTTCTTGGTTAAAATCATATAATCACTTTTATTTTCATTACTATATTAGTATACTACAGAATGGGTATCTGTCAAGTCTTATTTTTGTATAAAATGTTTACCAAACTGTCTTCTCTAAATGCTACTGTAGTTGTGTCTTCTATGTGCAACCTTTTCTTCCCAGTGTTCGATTGCTTTCTTGATTCCTTCTTCTGCAAGGACTGAACAATGAAGTTTGATTGGTGGGAGTTCAAGTGCATCTGCAATCTCTTTGTCTTTGATAAGTTTTGCTTCTTCGATTGTTTTACCTTTAAGCATTTCAACAAACATTGTACTGGATGCAATTGCAGAACCACATCCATAAGTTTTGAATTTGACATCTTCGATTGTGTCTCCATCCATTTTTAAATCAAGTTTCATTACATCACCACAAGCAGGAGCTCCAACCATACCTGTTGCAACATTAGGGTCATTGGGGTCAAATCTTCCAACAGAATGTTTCTCTGGATTCTCTAACACCTCATTAAATCTATCTACTACTTTTTTTGAATATGCCATAAAACTAAAATTATTTCCCTTATAAATATAGGTGATAATTAATCATAACCTGTTATAATTAATCAATTTTATTAACCTACTATTATTTATAAGGAGTCCGAACCTAAAATGAGTCGTGCTATTACCTATATTTATGAACATCGATGTGAAATCTGTAAAACTATAAGAGACCTCTGTGAGTTCTCGTTCTATATGTTAGCACCCATTGCTTTACCATTTTTAATAATGTGGATGTCAATGACTAATTACTAGATACCATATTCATTTCTATACTGGTCACGAAGTTCAAATAACTTTTCTGTATACTTTTCACTAGGTTCTTCAAAGAAAATTTGACTTGTCCCATTACTCACTGCAATCATTGTGATGATTGAATGTACTTCCTTACCTGTAAGTTCCTCAAACATTTTTGCATATGCAGTTTCCTGTATAAAATAATTTTCTATCCATTTTCTTTCTTTGGGTTTTGCACTGGTCTTGAAATCTATGATTGAAATCTTGTTATCAAAATACTCTGCAATACAATCTACTCTACCAGCAAGTTGTAGTTTATGAGAATAGAGTGGTGCTTCAAGTGCATGAACAGTTCCAATCTTATTAAGTTCTTCTTCTAGTGAGATGAATGCTTGTTGTGTTGTGGGCATTGCACCCTTAAACTTTTCTTCAAAGTTATCATTCTTAATATAGTCTTCGAATAGTTGATGTGCAGATGTCCCATGTCTTGCAGCTTGAGTTGATATTTTGTTTGCTGTTTTTGCACCAACTCTCTTTCTCCATTTCTTAATACCATCCCTATTCATTAATCCAGTAACCGATGTTACCGATGGATACTTATCACCTGTTGGTGTTACATAATATCTTTTACCATCAATGTTTTCTGTGGGTAAAGATTCAAACCCATAGTCTAGAATTTCAAATGTTTTCATGATGTGAGTTTATCTAGGTCATCCATGTTATGTTCACCATAAATGGTTATCTTAAACATTCTTCCTTCAAGGTATTCTACTTCATGAGGTAAGTCATATCCTTTCTCAGTAAGTGTTACAACCTTGTCGTTAAATTCCCTATACTCATCTTCTGTTAATATTGCAGTCATAATTATTTCTTGTTTAATGGTTTCCCTTGTTTCTTTTGTGCAGCTTGCATCTTGACATGTTTATCAATAATTGCATCAGTCTTGACTTCTGATGCACTTCTTCTTTTAGTTGATTTTGCAAGTTCACTTCTTGGATGTGCATCTGCAACCTTAGATAACATTTCATTGAATCCACCACTGTTACCTAATCCAGTTCTATTACCAACACCACCCACAATAGCAGGGCCACCAGTAATAACTTGTCTTAGATGTGGATTACCTTTCTTATATTCTTGTAAGTCATCCCAAGTCATCAACACATCGTGTTGTTCACCTGTTTCCTTATCTTCTAAAGTGTAAGTAGGCATTATGCACCTCTAATTCTTTTCTCTAAAACCTCAATCTCTTGAAGTTGTCTTTTGTTAGGTTCTTTAACCTGTTGTAGTCTCTCTAATGCTCTAGTCCTTCTTCCATTAAGACCACCAGTATGACTAAACTTTACTCTTGCTCTCATTATCTACCATCCCATAATCTTTCAAAGAATTTATATGTACCATATAAGAATCCAAACCAAAATCCAAAATTAAATAGGAATATCATTACCTCTACTGGTAAATTATATACCCAAATAAATGTATCCACTATGCCTCCACCATGAATTGTGGTGTTTCTTGATTAGTCCACTTTGCAAAATCTTTCTTGTACTTTATATAGTAGTCTTGATATGCACTAACTACATCTTCTTGTTTGACATCATCTGGCATTGCAAGATAAGGGTCAACAAAAGGTTCTACTGGTATTTGCATTGGTGGGGTTGCAAGTATCCCACGAAGTTTTAAATCTGTTAGATGAACTCTACCATAACGATGTGTATATTCATAACACAATTGTTCCCACATTTTGTATAACCAGTTGTAGTGGTTTTGACTTTCTCTTACCCACTTACCACTTGGATGATTTACATGTGA